CTAATTCGACAGCACTCGTTTTTGGAAATACATCTGTTTCGCTATCTATGAACACTACAGGCGTAAGTAACGCTTTTAGATTAGGTGGCGTTCTCGCATCTTCTTATGTTCAAAATACAGACTCAAGAGTTCTTTCTGGTAACTTAAACTTTACTGGAACCAATTCATATTTTTCTGGCAAAACTACTTTTAATGCGAATCTTGTAATCAATCCTGGAATCAGTATTATTGACTCAACTGGCTCTCAAGGCTTGGCAGGACAACTATTAACTTCTAATGGCGTCGGTAATGTTTATTGGTCAACAATTGTAACACCCAGTGGCGGATTGACAGCTATTGATGGTCCTGGTAATACAGCATATGATTCTGCTAGACTCGGTGGCGTTTTAGCTGCAAATTATATTACGAATTCTCAATCAAGAGTATTATCTGGTAACTTAAACTTTACTGGAACCAATTCATATTTTTCTGGTAAAACTACAATCGCTGCTAATCTTGTAGTAAATGGAGCAATATTTGCTGGGGGCAGTAATGGCGCTGTTGGGCAGGTATTAACTTCTAATGGTGTTAATAATGTTTATTGGTCAACCGTCACGTCTGGTGGGCCAGGTCCAGAGTATGTTACAAACGTAGATTCAAGAGTTCTTTCTGGCAATCTAAATTTTACCGGAACAAATGTTTATTTCACAGGTGCTACATTTTCACCAGCAGGAATTTACTTTGGTGCGAATGCTACTGCCAATTTATATATTAGCTCTTCAACAGTATCAGTCGGTAACGCTACAGTAAATAGCACAACTAATTCAACAATAATGCAGGTTGCAAATTCTACAACAATTGCTAACTTGACATCAAGCGCACTTACTGTTGGTACTTCTGTTGCTAATACTACGGTTCTTGCATCTGGCGCCAACGTTGTTGCCAATACAACTGCTCTTAATATTAATGCAGCTACTACGAATACAACTATAACTGCTTCTAGTATTTTAATGGGCAATACTGTTGCTAATTTAAGTATAACAACTACTGCTTTAAATCATTTAACTAATGCTATAAGTTTACAATATCAGTTAGTTTCAAATAGTACTTCATCAAGCGGTATCGGACCAAATATTAGATTATTTAGAAACACGCAAACTGCTGGTATTGCAACATTTTCAGGCGGTATATATTTCAATACATCAAATAATACTCTTAATTATGATTCTAGTATATTACATATTGGGCAAGGAGTATATACGCCAGAATTAAGATACTATACTGCTGGTGCGCATCGTTTTTTTACAAATAATGCGGTTTCACCTTTTAACGTTTTAACGCTTACTAATACATTTTTCGTAGGTATTAATAATACTGCTCCTACCGATGCTCTTTCTGTTAATGGTAGTATTAGAACAGTTGGTTTGAAAACATACGAATTAGCAACTCCAGGTTCCTCAACATTAACAGCTGGAACCGGCGGATCATTAGCAGCTGCTGTTTATTATATTAGAATTGTTGCTGTAGATAGTATTAATGGTGTAACAGAACCTGGTGCTGAAGTTACCAGAACTGTAAGTGCAAGCGGAACATTAAGAGTGCAGTTTGATGCTGTTCCTGGCGCTGCAAAATATAGAATTTATTTTAAAGCAGGTTCTACACCAACAGATACTTATTTTGAAACTACAACTAACGACTATACAATTACTACCACAACTGGTGCTAGTTCAGTAAATATCCCAACATATAATTCTACTGGTGCCGTTAATATCGGCGCATATTCAAATACAGATTATAAATTAACTGTTCAAAATAATGCTAATACTGGTGGTCATCTTCTCCTTTATAATTCAAACACAGGCACAGGAACCGCAATCGGTATTGATATGATTCATGCTGCCTATGCAGGCAGCAGTCAAATTTATCATAGTCCTATTGGAAAATTAGTTTTAAAGGGTGCCGCAATATCATTCGAAACTGGCCAATATACTGGCACAGAAAGAATGTATCTGACAAGCACTGGGTTAACAATTAACCAATCATTAACTATAGGAACACTTGGGGTTTCTTATGTTGGTCCAGCGATACAAAGTTATTGTCAAACACAAAATTCAGTATTCGGACAATCATATGGCGGTATTGGTGTCGTTGGACAATCAAACACTAATTATGGTGTTTATGGTATATCAAACACTAATTATGGTGTTTATGGTATATCAAACACTAATTATGGCGTTCACGGTTTATCCGAATCAGCTCAAGGTGTATTTGGGCTATCAAATAATTTTCACGGCGTTTGGGGCCAAACTGCCAATACATCGGCGTTTGGAGTTATTGGTATTGCGTATGGTAATACAATAGCAACTTCTGGTGTTGGTGTTGGAGCTTATTCTAACAGTAACTTAGGTTTATATGCAAAATCAAATACATATGCTATCGCTCGTTTTGCAAATGCAACCGCAACTAGTCTTTCAATTAGTAATTTAGGTTACATTGGTATTAATTTAGGCGATACAAACGCAACTACCCCACTTCATGTAAGTCAAAGCGATCCATCTGGTTCTACGATTTTAATAACAAATGGCGCTAATGGTTTGAGAATCGGTGCTAATACAGGCGTCGGCGCATGGGTTGAAGGCGTTGATGGTATGAATGGAACAACAAGTTATAAAGATTTAAGAATTAGTGCAAACAATATTTCGATTCGAACTGGTAAAGATACGACTAATGTTGAGAGATTAGGAATTACAAATACAGGTATCGTAACAATAACTGGAGAACTTAGAGTAACAGCAGATATCACTGCATACTATTCTTCTGATATAACTCTTAAAGATAACATTAAAGTAATACCAAATGCGCTAGATAAAATTAATAAAATTCGCGGTGTTACTTTCGATTGGACAGAAGCATATCTACAAAGTCGTGGTGAAGAAAATGATTATTTTAATCGTAAACATGACATTGGTGTAATAGCCCAGGAAATCGAAGCAGTTCTACCAGAAGTTGTTGGAACAAGAGAAGATGGGATTAAGGCTGTTAAGTACGAAAGAATTGTTCCATTGCTAATCGAAGCAATTAAAGAACTCAAAGCCGAGATTGAAAAATTAAAGGGTAAGTAAAAATGGCAGTATCTTTAGTTTCTACTGGTCTTCAATTTCCATCTGGTTCTATACAGACAGTTGCAAATCTACTCCCATATACACAGGTACCTATATTAATGTCTGAGTATTTGTATCTCGGCTCTTCGCCATATTATTTACCAAATACAGTTATGACAAGAGCAAAATTAGGAAGTTTAGCCCAAGCGCCCCAAATTTGGGGTGATGCTGAATTTGATCCTACAAATAATTTATGGATAATTAAAAAAACGGGTTATTATTATTTCAATGTTGGCGTGCGCATAGTTTCACTTATATATGATCAAGGTTATTGGAGATCAATTAGATACTTTAGAATACATTTTGGGCGAATAAATGGTAGTGGTACTTTTATAAGTGAACAAGAAAATGGTTGGTATATGGGCGGAGATGCAAACGGGTATCCACGTTCACTTCAAAAAGATTGCAATTTTAATGCATATTGTAGTGTAAATGATAAAATTGCAATATATATATTTGCAGAAGCAGCATTTTTTGATTATGAACAATTAGTATTGACTAGATGTAATTTTTCTGGTCATATGCTAAGAACATAGGAAATAAAAAATGGCTACAATATTAACAAGTACTGGTATACAATTCCCTGATGGTACTTCACAGGCTGGGCCAGCCATAATTAGTAGTAGTAATTATCCTATTTTAAGAATGTATTATAATGGCGGAAGTCCTTGGACAAGTACGATTATCCCTGATTCTAGTTACTACAAATTTCCACTTAACACCGCTTCAACTGATACTGATGGCGGCGCAAGAACTTCTTATCCTAATTATGATTATGTAATTCCAAAAACTGGTTACTACTTAATATCTGTTGATTATACGCTCGAACATTCAGGATATTTAAGATATACGAATATATATTATGGTAAAAATGGTTCATATGTAATTGGAACTCAATCGGGAGCTGTTGGCGATTATAGTGATAGTGGAATGTTTTTAAGATATTCGGCTAAATTTTCTGATATTATTGCGGCAAATGTTGGAGATGTTATCGATGCATATGTTTATTCAGAAGGAGTGCTCGGTTCATCAAGTATATTATATTGCAATCTCCAATTAAACTATCTTAGACCATTAACAACATAACCGGAAATAAAAAATGGCTGTAAAATTAATAAGTACTGGTATACAATTTCCTGATAATAGTATTCAAACAAGTGCTGGAATAAGTAGCGGGTCAAGAGTTATATTTAAAGGTTATTTTTCAGCAGCTACCTCAGCTCAATATGTATCATTTACAAATTTAACATATACAACTTTGGGTTATATTCCGGCTATTGATTCACATTCTGGTTTTACAGGCACTCCAGATGGTTCAGGTAAAGTATATTCGTATACAATTCCAGTTTCAGGTTTTTATCATATTTCTGGAATGGCAAACCTCTACGCTCAATGGAATGGTTCTTCAACTGATACATCTGGAAGATTTAGAGAAGCTAATATTTACATTGCCGTTAATGGATATAAAATAGAAGAAAATGATTTTGCAACCCCAGGATATGATCATTCAGTGTATTCGCATTGGGGAGCATGTGTGGAACGTACATATCATTTTACAGCCGGAGATGAAATTACATTAAAAGCATTTGTTTACAAATATAGTGACCAGTTTGGAGCACCAGCACCAGGATATTATCAAATGTCCCCATCTATATATTATACAACTAATCTATGCGGGTATTATATCAGAAGCAAAACATAAATATTAATGGAGAATAAAATGACAGATAACAAAAATATTGATTTTCATTTTGGAATAATTATGATTTATCCAGAATTAGCTAATAATCCAACTGTTTTTCGAGACGGTACAATATCACTATATAATGATGGTGATGGAAATTATATTAAAGAATGGAATTATGATAAACCACAACCAACTGATGAAGAAATAGCAGCTGCAACAATTTCTGAAAAAGCCAAGCAGTATTTGGCTGACCGCGAAGCAAAAATAAAAGAGTGGATGAAAACTCAGCCACCACCACCACCTTTTTAAGAGTTAACAAATGGCATCACCTAATTCAAGAGCAACATTTAAAGAAAACTGCCTACGTCGTTTAGGTAAGCCTGTTATTGAAATTAACGTAGATGACGACCAGGTAGAAGATCGTATCGATGAAGCTATTAAGTATTTCTGGGATTATCACTTTGATGGTTCTGATAAGGTATACTATAAGCATCTAGTTACGACAGAAGATAAAACGAATCGTTATATTCAACTTCCTGATAATATTATCGGTGCTGTTAATATTTTCGAAATTGGTCAGGCTCTTAATACTAATAACCTATTCAACATTCGTTATCAGATCGCATTGAACGACCTTTATACGCTTACATCGGTTTCTATGGTACCATACTACATGGCCATGCAGCATATTCAGTTCCTTGAACAGATGCTTGTTGGCAAGCAGCCAATGCGTTATAATCGCCATAATAATAAAGTTTATATCGATATGGACTGGTCTATTATTAATGCTGATGATTATATTATTGTTGAGGCATATGAAGTTCTTGATCCAGAAGTATATACTAAAGCCTGGAACGATCGTTGGTTACTACGTTATGCTTCTTGTCTTATCAAACAGCAGTGGGGCAATAACCTTAAGAAATTTAATGGAATGAAAATGCCAGGCGGTTTGACTTTCAATGGTCAGGTTATTTACGAAGAAGCTACTCAAGAAAGAGCAGAGCTTGAAAAAGAAATGATTCATAGCTATTCATTACCCGTGACCGATATGATCGGATAGGATTTTAAACCTATGGCAACCAGCTTTTTCTTCAATAATTTCCAATCATCTCAGGAGCAATCTCTTCTTGAGAACTTAATTATTGAAGCTATTAAAATTTATGGCGAAGATATGTTCTATATACCTCGTAAGTTGAATAACTACGATGCGGTATATGGTGCCGACGATCAATCAAGTTATGCCCATGCTTATCCTATTGAAATTTATATTAAATCAGTAGATGGGTTTTCTGGTGATGGTAATTTCATGTCTAAGTTTGGTATCGAAATTCGTGATCAGGTTATATTTTCTGTTGCTCAACGTATTTTCAATGATGAGGTTGGTAACTATACTACACAGGTAAGACCGAACGAAGGCGACCTTATTTACTTCCCATTAAATAAAAAGTGCTTTCAAATCAAGTATGTTAACAAGTTCGAGATGTTTTATCAGCTCGGTGCTCTACAAACTTGGGAAATGACCTGCGAATTATTCGAGTATTCTAATGAGGTCATGAATACAGGTATACCTGAAATAGATGTTCTTCAGAAAAAGTTCAGTACTAATATACTTGATTGGACTCTTATGACCGAAACTGGAGATCACCTAGTTACTGAAGATGACGATTATATTACTCTTGAAGGATCTTCTATTAACGATCTAATACCAGGTGCCGATAATGATGAGATTCAGCAAGAGTCTGATAACTTTATAGATTTTACTGCATACGATCCATTTAGCGAAAGACAAATTTAATGTTCGGTTCTCCATTTTATTTCTCGCTAATTAGAAAATATGTTATATTGATGGGAACCCTCGTCAATAACATTCGTATTACACGTACCGATAAAGCTGGAAATGTAACTTCCCTGCTTAAAGTTCCCGTTACATACGCTCCTAAAGATAAAATGCTTGCCCGTGTTCTTCAGGATCCTAATATTGATAGGCAGTCTGCAACTATCCCACTTCCTCTTATTTCTTTTGAAATGGGTAGAATGACTTATGATGGTACAAGAAAACTCAATACTATCAATAAAGTTTCAGTAAAAGATGCAACTGATTCTAATAAAGTTAAATATCAATATAACCCTGTTCCTTACAATATAGAGTTTAAGGTTTATATCTATGCTAAAAACGCAGAAGATGGAACTAAGATACTAGAACAAATTATCCCATACTTTACACCAGACTGGACAACGACAGTTAATCTTATTCCTGAAGTCGAAGTAACTATGGATATTCCGATTATATTAAATAATATATCATATAGTGATAATTATGATGGTCAGTTTAAAGATCGTAGAGCGATTATTTGGACTTTAGACTTTTTATTAAAAGGCTATATATTCGGTCCAGTTAAAAAAGCTGGTATTATTAAATTTGTCGATACTAAATTTTACTTACCAGAAATTGCTGATGGTAAAATACCAGATGTTGTTGGGCAGCTCCCTGTTGTAGAAAGAGTTACGGTACAACCTGGTTTAGCTTCAAATGGTGCACCTATTAATTATTTTGGTGGACCAAGTACAAGCACTGGCACTATACCATATAATGAGATAGAAGTAACAGACGATTTTGGTTTCATAACAATGATTTACAATGAAGATGAGATAGAATGAAAGACAATGCAAACAACGATCCCATAGCAAATGCTTTAGGAGTTACCCCATTATATCAATCTAAAGCTGTAAGTACTATTATAGCAGATGCTCATAATGATAGTGCTAGACAAGATTTTGAAACAGCACGTGCTAATGTATTGACTATGATTGAGAGTGGGAGAGAAGCAATAGATACATTATCTGAAATTGCTACTAGTTCCCAACATCCAAGAGCCTTTGAAGTTCTTGCAAAACTTATAGATACTACGCTCCAGGCTAATAAAGATCTACTTGAACTTCAAACAAAAATTAGAGAAATTTCAGCAATTGATACACCAACAAATGAAAATGCGAAAACTATTAACAATAACTTATTCGTAGGTTCAACAGCAGAACTTCAGCAAGTAATCGAGAACATGAAAAATGGTGGATCTGCAGTCTAGTACACGTGATGCACGTGGATATAATGGTAACGCTAACCTTAAGCGTGAAAATCAGGCTATTGAATGGACTCCTGATCTAGTTCAAGAATACATTAAGTGTTCTCAGGATGTAGTATACTTTACCGAAAAGTATATGAAGATCATTAGTATCGATAAAGGTCTAGTTAACTTTACCCTTTATTCTTATCAGAAAGAGATGCTAACCTCTTTCGCCAATAACCGTTTCAATATTGTTACAACGGCTCGTCAGGCAGGTAAATCAACAACGACCTGTGCGTTTATCCTTTGGTATATCATTTTCAATAAAGATAAGACGGTCGCTCTTCTCGCCAACAAAGGCGATACGGCTCGTGAAATTCTTGGACGTGTTCAGCTTGCCTACCAGTATCTACCACGTTGGCTTCAGCAGGGTATTAAAGAATGGAACAAGGGTTCATTCGTTCTTGAAAATAATAGCCGTGTTCTTGCAGCTGCGACATCTACCGACTCTATCCGTGGTTATTCTATCAACCTTCTATTCATTGACGAAGCGGCGTTCATCGAAAACTGGGATGAGTTCTTTACATCGGTTTATCCTACTATTTCGTCAGGTAGCGAATCTAAAATCGTTCTAGTTTCAACACCTAATGGGCTTAACCACTTTTATAGTATATGGGTAAATGCACAACAGAAACGAAACCAGTATAATTATATAAGCGTTCAGTGGCAAAACGTTCCTGGTCGAGACGAAAAGTGGAAAGCCGATACATTAGCGGCGATGAACTTTGACCTAGAGAAGTTCGACCAGGAATATAATTGCGAGTTCCTTGGTAGCTCTGGTACACTTATCGCTGGTTGGAAGCTCAAAGAGCTGGTTCATCAGAATCCTATCGTTGAAAGAGACGGTCTAATTCAATATATCGCTCCACAAGATCAGCATGTTTATATTATGCTATGTGACGTTTCTCGTGGTAAAGGTTTGGATTATTCGGCGTTTCAGTTAATTGATGTTACCTCTATGCCATATCAGCAAGCATGTGTTTATCGAAACAACGCGATCTCTCCTATAGATTATGCGGACTTCATTCATAGATCAGCCAAGGCATATAATAATGCTTCTGTGCTTGTTGAAATTAACGATATTGGAGAGCAGGTCTCTCACTCTCTTCATTATGATTTTGGATATGAAAACGTTCTTTTCACAGAGAACGCTGGTCGTTCTGGTAAACGTATTACAGGTGGGTTCGGTGGTGGCTCGGTTGATAAAGGTATTAGAACAACTAAGATCGTTAAGTCTGTTGGTTGCTCTATCCTAAAACTTCTGGTTGAACAGAATCAATTTATTGTAAATGATTTCCATACGATTAATGAGTTATCAACTTTCTCTAGAAAGGGCGTATCATACGAAGCCGAGTCTGGTAAACATGACGACTTGGTTATGTGCCTTGTTCTTTTCGCTTGGTTATCGGAGCAGCAATACTTTAAAGATTATACTAACATCAATACCCTTATGTCGCTAAGGGAAAAAACCGAAGAAGACATGGAGCAAGATATGGCACCATTTGGATTTTTTGAAGACGGTCGTGAAGAATACAATGAATCAATTGAAAAATATGTTCCAGATAGCTGGATGTGGAATACTGCCCAAGATTTCTAAAAAATGCTATTTAATAAATAACAATAAAATAATAAAACATTCTCACAAAAAGGAGAGAACAAAATGGCGTTTCAATTAAGTCCTGGGGTAAATGTTACAGAAATCGACCTAACCACAGTTGTTCCCGCAGTTGCCACATCAGATGGCGCTATTGGTGGTCTATTTCGTTGGGGTCCAATTGGCGAAAGAGTTCTTGTTGATTCTGAAACTATCTTAGCAAGACGTTTTGGCAAACCAACTACTTTTAATGCCGAAACATATTTTACTGCCACTAGTTTTCTTTCCTATACAAATCGTCTTTGGGTTTCTCGTGGAGCCAATACAACTGGCGCAACATTTTCTTTGTCAGGAACTGCAAATGTTGATAATACACAAGTTTTCGTAATCGAAGGCGATCACGAATTAGCCCTGGAAGACGGTGTATATGTTTATTATTCTTCAAATACAGAGGTTGTAAACTATAGTGTTAAGAGAATTTCTGTTTCTGATGCAACATATTATACACAGGGCGAACCTGGTGTTTATGGCGGAAATGTTACAAGTATTATTCTTTCCGAGCCAGCATTAATTGAAGATGAATCTGTAGACCTATATTTTGCATTACCAGAAACTGCTTATACTGCAGTTGGTGTTGAAGAAGCTGGTATTATTGCGAACCTTCAAAATCAAATTGTTAAGAATAAAGAAGATTATATTCATGTAAGAGATGGCAATTTCGACATTGATGCTATTTTTGTTGCAAAATACCCTGGCGAGCTCGGTAATTCTTTAAAAGTTTCAATTTGTGATAATGCTAATTCTTTCAGTTCAAATATTGACATTAACGATTTCCAAGGCGAAACTAATTGCGTATCAACTTTTACAACTTCTATTGGAAGTAGTACATTTACATTAACAGTTACAAACATTGATAATTCGCTTGATACTGAAAAATCTAATACTTTTGCAACATCAATTAGAAACAATTTTTCAGTAGGCGATAAGATCAAGGTTGGTAATTCTACAATTGGCGTACAATATCTTGAAATTACTTCTATTAGTGATGTAGTAACCGACTCTTATAATTCTCAAATTACTTTTAATTTTGTTGACCCATATAGACTACATACACCTTATTCAAACACAACTGTCATTTCTCGTCGTTGGGAATATTTTAATTCTGTTTCTACGGCTCCTGGTAGATCAAGTTATCAGGCAACTTACGGATCAGACGTAAATGACGAACTTCATATTGTTGTATCTGACGAAG